AAGTTGTATCAGAAGAACTAGTAGACCCGGCCGTACTTGCTGCCCAGGTACTACCGGTGTACACGAATATCTCATTACCGTTGTCGGTGTCCATCCATATATCACCAGCTTGTAAAGAGGTACTATCAGATCTTTGTGTGGGTGCAGATGTTGCCCTTATAACCCTAGGTGTACTTGTTGTTAAACTATTAACTGAAGCTTGGGCAGAAGCCGCTGCTGCATTTACAGTAGCTATAGTAGCTTGTAAGTTGGCTGTAGTAGATCCTAAAGTAATAGGTATGGTTGTATTTAATGTAGAAAAGCCCGGTAAAGCACTTAGTTCTTGACTAAGTTGCGTCATCACTGCTGCTATCGAAGCTAGCGTAGTAGCTTCTGTACCTTCGGTATCGTTGTAAGGGCCTACTTCATTTGATGTGCTTACAAACCTTACCCAGTAATAATAGTTTTGGTTGTAACCTACTTCATCGCTATATATAGAACCAATAGCAGTGGATATAAGGGTAGCACCGCCAAGGGCGTTATCTTTTGATCTCCATATTTCTGTATAAGCATGCCTACCATAAGAAGGTGTGTTCCATTTTAAAAGTATGCCAGTAAAAGCACCGCTTGCTTCTAAACCACTAGGAGCAGGTGGGGGGCCTTGCTCGCCTCCGCCTCCTCCGCCGCCTTCTCCAGGAGGTACTATGTCACTAGTCTGAACACCTTTGTTTCTGACTTTTACTATGCCAGAGTCTGACAATTCTCTAAGAGTTACAGCTCTATCTAAAGGATCACCACGTCTTCCTAATCTAACTTCTAACGCTTCTTTAATAGCATCAAGAGCTATTTTAAGTTCTCTATCCGTTTTAGGTGGTATGTTCTTAAGAGCAGGAAGTTTAGTTGACATTAGGCTTCCTTAAGTTCAGCTATGTTTTCTCCAATACAGACTTCATTTACAACTTTAGTACTCTCTATTTCTATAGCAAACTCTGTATGTACACTTGCTGGTAAACGTACCATAGGTTCAGTTATAGCAGTAGCACTAAAACTAGGAGTAGTACCTGTAACGCTAAAAGCACTACCACTTGTAGAAATAGTAGCGTTGTATATAACATTGCCATCTCCGTATACTTTTATAGTTACTGGATAGGTTTCTGCATCTACTTTAGCAAACCCAAAACTTGTTGGCCTAGGGACGTTATATGTTTTTGATTTCCAATTGTAAGTTAAAGCTGTATTACTACCTTGAAACTTTTTAATCTTGTTACCTATTATTATATATAGTTCGTTATCATCTGGATCAGTAAACCCGCCACGTACTAATGCACCAACATCAAGATCTACAAGAGCGTTAGCTTGTTCTCTTGGGTCAAATATAAAACCACCAAAACCAGAACCTGTGCTATAGAAACCTACGTATCTACCCTGCCATTTAAAACCTGTAATAGTAGAAGGGTAATAGTTTGTTTGCCATTGTTCAGGTGTGATAAGAGCTTGTGTAAGAACTGTAGCAGTTGCGCCTTGTACAGCTGTTAAACCATCTGGACCTGCATATACAATAAACTCGCCCATATCTACCATAGATCTTTTGTTTAAACACGCTTCACCTGACTCTATTTTTATAGCTACCATAGCAGAAGGGTCACTACCTGTTACTAAGTATGGAGTACCTTTTGTACCTACTATAACCCCGTTAGCCGTTGCAGCTATACCTATAATCTCTTCATCGATAGCAATTCTATAATTAGCAGGCCAAGCATGCGGTAAAAAAGGCTCGCTAAAACATACACGTTTTCCTGTGAAACCAGCAAGAATCCCATTTGGCAAAGATATAAGACCTTTCATAGGCCCTTCTGGATATAAAGCTGTATCATCATCTGGGGGTGCAATCCAAGTATCAGAAGGTAAAAGTTCAGCTAGTTCACTGTTTCTTGATACATCAGTATGCGTAGCAGCAGATAAAGCAAGTTCTGCTACAAATTGAAACTGCGTAGAATTAGAACCAGTATTGGATCTGTATATTCTTTTCTTTGATAAGTTTGTATTAGTAATAGTCGTAGATGTTTCTAGCCCAGATATAGCTACAGTCATATTATCATCTGTAGTTATAACAGTAGAAGCTGGAGAAGGTGGGCCTTCTTCTCCGTATGCAGATACAAAAGTATATACGTACGAAGTTTCGTAATCTAACTCTGCATCTGAGTTACCACCGAGTTTTACACCGTTGGCTACAGAAGCACTATTACCTGTCCCAGTTGCAGCAGCAGATAGTTCTACTGTTAAAGTAGAAACACTAGGCACTGATTTTATTTTATAGTTACCATTTATATCTGCGGCTTCTACACCTTGTGTTGTAGCAAAGCCTGTAAGAGTTACATATTCACCTGCGGTCACACCATGTGCAGCGGCTGATCCGCTAGCAGATGTAGTTATTGTTATAGTAGAACTTTCATTTACAAATGCGATAAGCCCATCAAATTGTTCTTCTCCTACTGCAGCTACGGTTGGGGCTGCAGTTGGGGCAGGTATGCCTAGTCTATAACCACCAATAGGCATTGGATTAGAAGCATGCACAACGTCAGCATTTCTACCCATTTTAGGAAAGGTTTGCCCTGACCAATAAATCGTGTCGTTATTATCTCCGGGCACTGGACCACGTACGACGTTTACATCTTCGTCAAACTGTAGCCAACGTTCTGGGCTATCGGTGTATTTAAATATAGATTGTCTACTAGAATTAGATAAAGTAAGAGTATCAGAATTGTCTGTAATAGGCACTAAACGGCCGCTCTCAAGGTTTACATCAGTAGCTACAGTAGCTAGCTCATCCCTTAAAAGTCTAGGTGAAGTCCTTGGCGCAAGACCCCCGAATGTATTAAGTTTAATATAGGCCATTTTTTCATTATACAGTATTCAGAACTGATTCTTGCAGTTCTCGACTCCTTCTTCCTACTTGGTTAAACCATCTGCTGTCTTCCATTTCAGCTGCCATTTGTTTCCAATCGTGTGCTCTACATGCTTTTAGCATGTTACGGAACTTAGAAAGTCTAGTCCCTCCTAAATTAAAGCACATATTAACTATAACATGTTGTATATTTTCGGGTAAATTATAAAAATCTTCTTCTGTACCAAACACGTGTATAGCCTCATCTACGTGCTTAGCAAAATCATCTTCATAATACAGATCAACAACTTCTTGTGATACTTTAGTACCCACTTCCCAATCGTATTCAGGATCATTGGGTTGACATAGGTGCCCAACACCTAGTGTTTTGTAGCCTAAACTATCTTTATATATCTCTAAGACTTCACCCTCGTGTCTTTTAATCTCTTCTTTTAGTTGTTCTACATTCATGGTGTTATTATCCTGTCGTCTACTGATTTAATCTTATCTTCTTTTAAAAAGACTTGCAGTTCCGTTACAGTTGTTTTTTGTGCTGCTTCTACTTTTCGTAAGTTAAAATCAGCGTCTTGCCATTCGCTTTGTAACCTAACTAACATGTTAAATTGCTGAGCTACTCGGTCAGTCATCTGGGTTATATCGTATTGTTTACCATCAAAGTTGATTAACTGCGGTAATTTGCTTTCGGCTTTAGCCATAGGTACCTCCTTATAAAAAGCTAGAACCAATGATAAGGACATACACGCCTATAATCATTGTTGTGAACTTAGTGTCCATACGGTCAAACTTAGCATCTCCTTTGTCTAAGCGTTTCTCTATAGCAGTGTATCGAATATTACACTCTCTTTCGTGTGATTCAATTTTTGCCAATGTTTCTTTCACCGTAGCCATGTTGAAATTATATACTAAGTCTAGATAAACTCAATTGAATGAGTTCCGTTTCCAACAAAACTAATGGCGCTGCTGTAAACGCCTGCAAATCCATGGGAAGCAGTCCATATTCTAGAAGTACCACTAACACTAGAAGTCCATCCAATGAGCGATGTCCCGTCAGACTGGTTATAATCTCCAGTAAAACCACCCCCACTTGGTAGAAGATTTCTTACTCTTATAGTACTCCAAGAATTTGCTGCCGGTGCGCTAGCTTGATACCCAACACCTCTTACTACAACAAACAATTGACCTCCTAAACTAAGGGCCTCTTGACCAATACCTTCAAGATAATAGGAAAAAGTAGAAGGGCTACCAAAGTTACCAACTCCTCGAAGGTCGGGTGTTCCTGACTGTGCGCCCAATTTCATATAACCCTGAGATGTAGAAGAGCCATCGTTCCTTACAACAGATGCCCCATGCGCAGTAAAAGCACCTGTTAGGGTTCTAGTAGCTGCGCCTTTAGTAGATCCGCTAGTATAACTACTTGAACCGCCTACAACTCCTCCTGTATCATGTAAATCATCAAATCGTAAAGTTTGATTACCCCCATTAATACCAAGAGTATTGTTAGAGCCATTTGCCTGGGGAGGCATATGCCTGTAGTCAGTAAAAGATATATTAGAATTAGATTTAGCAGACACACCTTGGTTAGGTGTACGATAGACACTAGCTAATTCTGCCATATCTACATTTGTATCTTTAAACCAAGACATTAATAATATTCCATTTTATATTTTTCAAAAGTACAACTGTAATTATTTTTTACGTTCTCCCAAGTTTCACCTTCGGGAACGTTATAACTTTGAGTAACTTCTCCTAAGTTTACCATGCTCCCCCAATTTTTTACATTTGACTCTTCTATATTACGAAAGTAGTTTATCCAAGACGTTAAGCTATCGTGTATAGGAGAACCTATATCTACGTAGGTGTACGCTACTGTAGCACCTAAAGACTTTTCTACTTCTCCTAAAACATTATGATACTCAGACACAAATAAAAAGTTTCTCGTACCATCTGCATCTGGCCTCATTAGGAAGTTACACAAATGGTATTCTCCGCCGTCATTAATAAACCCGATAAATAAACCTACAAGGTGATTGTTAACATAAGTACCTATAAGTACCCCGCCTGGTTGTAATAAATTTCCTAGGCAAACGTTGTACCAAAAATCTGTTTTTATATCTTCTGAAGCAGAAGCTATTTCTTCTGGAGTGTAGTCTACTCCAGGATAAGCATAAGTACCTCTATTTATATACCCACTAGACTGTATATATAAATCTTTTAAAACACCTTCGTAGTAAAGAGTTGTTATGTCTTCTTCTGTAAGTGATGCGGCTTTGTACATTCCTACAGTATATCGCCTTTGTACCTTTGTGACCATATAGTAAGACTGTACTTAGTGCCTTCAATAAGTTCTACACATTCGTGTGGGTGTGTTACTTGTCCTGGGAATAAAAGCAGTTTACCTACGGGTATATCAGCGTTACTTATATTCTGCCTAGGGAAAATTAACTCGCCACCTTTATAGTTTTTATTTAATTTTACTGAGCCCGTTACGTGCGAAGAGTCATGGT